GATCGGAAGTTATGCGTTTGCATCTGAGTATATGAACGAGCCCTTATCTGATGAGGACAGGATTTTCAGACCCGAGTGGATCAGGTATTACGAAGAGAAATTAGACCTTTCCAAGCTGGACATCGTAGCAGGCGTAGACCCAAGCACGGGCAAGGAAAAGGGGGACTACACAGCTGTAGCTGTGTTGGGTAGGGACAAGGAAACAGGTCGTATATATTCCTTATTTGTATATAACAAACGTGCCACTCCTAATGAGCTAATAGACGCCCTCATTTCCATACAGCTGAGCCTAAAACCCTCTCTGATTGTTTTTGAAGAAGTAGCCTTTCAGGAAGTCTACAGAAAACTCATACAAGATATAGCGTCTAAGCGAGGAGTAAGTCTGCCTATCCGAGGTATCAAACCACACACAAACAAAGTCCTGCGGGCACAAAAGCTTGTGCCTTTCTTTGAAGGCGGGCTTTTCTACTTTGCAAAAGGGCAAGAAGAAGCAGTTAAACAGCTTTTAGAGTTTCCCTTCTCCGCACACGACGACATCGTAGACGCCCTTGTGTATGCAGTCATGGCTTTGGAAGAAAGAGCGACAGCTTTTCCTTACAAGTTTTTGAAGCTTAAATGGTTATAGGAGGTAAAGCATGATAGACTACAAACTTTGCTGGGATAGTTATACGGGACTGGGCGGCTTTAGCGATGGTTCTTACCTTGTGAAGTATCCAAGAGAGACTGACGAAAAATACGCACGCAGAAGACAGCTTGCCGTATACCCGAACTTCGTCAAAAAGATTGTTGACACCTACGTGGGTGCCCTCTTCAGAGTGGAACCGCAAAGGGATTTCGCAACAAACACAGAATACGCAGAGTTCTGTCAGAATGTAGATTTGCGAGGCACAGACATTGACGACTTTATGCGAAACATTGCAAAGCTTACTCTCATATACGGAACTGTATTCATAGTTATAGACAAGCCAAAGGCGGATGTGCCCACCCGAGCACATGAAAAACTGCAGGGTATCCGACCCTATGCAACCATACGCCTGCCGACGCAAATAAAAGACATTGAAATAGACAGCTACGGGAGAATTCAGAAAATCGTGTTTTCTGAAATGAATATGCTGAGAGAATTCACGCCCGGAGCGTGGAAGGTGCGAGTAGGAAATGAAACATACGAAGGAACAACGCCGTTTGGAGAGGTTCCTGTGGTAGCAGTATCTTGGACAGACCCAATACTGCCCACCGATGTTATAGTTCCTCCCTTCATCCACGACATCGCAAGAGTTAGCAAGGACTTATACAACGCAATCTCAGAACTCAGAGAAATCTTGAGAAACTCCACATTCCCAATCCTGACTATTCCCATACCAGACCAGATATCCGAAGAGAAGCTAAGAAATATCGTTATAGGAACAGAAAACTTCATAGGCTACTATCCCGAGAAGGGCGGGAAGCCTGACTTCATAGCACCACCTGAAAGTCCAGCCAAAGTTTACCTTGAATACATCAACACGCTCATAGACATGATTTACTCACTTGCGAACTTAGAGTTTGTAAAAGGCGCAGAGAAGCAAAAAAGCGGTGTGGCTTTAGAGTTTGAATTTCAGAATTTAAACAGCTTGCTAACTCAGATAGCACAGAACTTAGAACAAGCGGAGTATAGAATAGCCGACCTCGTAGCGAAGTGGGAAGGAAAAGACAGCTTTAAAGGAACAATCATCTATGAAAAAGACTTCTCCTATAGAGATGTTGAGAGAGAACTGAAGAAAGCTATGGATGCCTTGACTTTGAACATCTCTGCCACGTTTGACGCAGAACTGAAGAAATACATTGCACGGCTATTGCTTGGTTCCGAAATTGACGATGCAACGATGCAGAGAATAGAAAACGAGATTGACGGGCTGGAGGGCTTGGACAACCAAATGAAAAATGAACTCGGGCTATGAACTGGGAACAAGTCCGTAGGCTTTTTTTGGAATGGTTTCTCTCCGAGTGGGAAGATGTTGAAAAAGATTTCTCAGAAAAAACAGACAAGCTTATAGACAGACTGAAAGAACAAAACTATCAGATAGACAAACAGACTGAAGAACTGCTTAGAAAACTTGCAGAAGAGTTATACAACAAAACCACAACACTCATCACACACGTAGTAGATGCAGTCAATAAAACTGCAAAATTGCAGAAAGATGCCCTCGCAATGCAAGTAGCCCAAGAGGTAATCAATCACCGTTGGGATGACGGCCTCAAGCTTTCAGAACGCTTTTGGGACTTCTCACAGCAAGCTATGGCAAGGTTAAAAAGCGTAATTATGGAAGGTATACGATACGATAACGGCGTTAAGGCATTGATGTATAAACTGCAATACACAATTGAGACTATGGAAGGGCAGGAGTTTGCAGTAGTGCTGAAGGAACAACTCCCGAAGTGGCTAAAAGAGTTTGAACAAAGCACGAAAGGTTTACTTGTCAATGCAGAAAGCAGGCAAGCGTGGGAGAAAATCAAAAAGAAGGTTGAGAAGTATATAGAACAGCGGAGTAAGGAAGGGACTTACTATGCGGGCAAGCAGTTATTAAAAGAGATTGAAAAGGCACTACAGGAAGGTAAGATGGAACTTGTGGATAAGGCTGTCAGGTGGTGGATATACGATAAGCAACTTTACAGGCTAAAAACAATAGCTTGGACAGAAACCGCACATGCTTATTTGAAAGCAACTGTGGAACTCACAAAGGATGAGGAGGAAATAGTAGGCTATCAATGGAGGCTTTCAAGAAGCCATCCTCGTGCGGATATATGCGATGTTTATGCGAACGTGGACTACGGACTTGGCAGAGGAGTGCATCCGAAGAACAAACTTCCACGCCTGCCAGCCCACCCGCACTGTATGTGTTATTTAGTCCCTGTGGTAAGACGGAAAGGAATGGAAGAAAGAGAAAAACCCGTTATCCCAGAGAAGGTACTAGAAAGCTGGGCTCCGAAGTGGCTTAAGGAGTATGCAGAGAAAAACGGACTTAGTTTAGCAGACTTGTTTAACTTTGAAGAGGGAAGGTTTTTAAGAAAGCGGGAGATAGGAGATCTAAACGTAGTGTTGCCACAGCTCCGCAAACCCGAGGTCTTGATTGAGAAATACGAGTTCCGCACCACTCAAGATGTGGAAAAACTTGTCTTAGACATTACCAAGCTGCACGAGGACCTCTTCTTCTATAAGACTAAAGAGCTTGTGGTCACGGAAGGCGACCCCCGTGCCTTCTGGATGGCTGTTAGAGGGTATCCCGACGGAACCGCGACAATGTTCCTTAACAAAGTGTACGAAAAGCCGTTATTAACCGCCCTCCAAAACTTGAGGAATAACGTCCAACTAACCAAACAGGACGAGTTGATGCTTTCCGTCCTCTGGCACGAGTTCACTCATTTACGAACCATAAACCTACATAAAGTCTCTCCGCACTTTAACACATCACAAAGGTATATAATGGAGATGCTTACCGAGTTCGTATCCCGACACACTTATGACAAGCTTTTAGACATGCTAAGACCTGGAACCAAACCTAGGTTTCAGGAACAACTAATAGAAAAGAGTGAAGGCTACCAACTCTTCGTTGAAAGGTTCAGGTACACCCTGAAAACTTTCAATATTGACGAAAAAGCTGTGCTGAAAGAACTTGAGACTATCTTATTTGAGGGCACCCAAGATAATCTCGTAGGAAGACTTGCGGATTGGTTGGGTTCAAAGGTTCCCCTAACAGACATTGAGAGATATACAATTATAGATTACTGGGTGAATTTAAGGATCAGTGAGGCAGAATTCCGGAAGGAGGTGAAGAGACATTATGAGCTTATTAAGAAGCGTCAACAGCGAGCCAATGGATGAGATAGAAACGATTTATGACCACGGGCTAACGGAAGAGGAGCGCCAATGGTTTGGTCCTGACATCTTCTACCCAAAAACCAAAGAAGAGTACCTACAGAGACTTCGTGAAAGATATAAAAACCCTAAAAACCTGCTCAGTCAGATTTGGGAAGACTTGTTCACACTGTTCTTTTGGCGAGGAGATTGGGTTAAGGCTAAAGAGTATTTAACAAGGATAGAAGAGAAGAACCTGCGCTGGTATATCGTGTTTGCGATCACGGGCGCAAACGCCCCGCCAGACATGGAGTTGGCAGAGAGAGCCCGTAATTATTTCCGAGATGTCTGTGAAACCCCAGAAGCCTAAACTGCAAATTTGCAGATTGTGATATTAAAAAGCCCGCACGGGCTTATTGGTGCGGGCAATACATGTGGTAAGGCTAACCCACACAGTCAGAGGCACTGCATGAACAAGTCCCTCGTCTTCAATGTGATAAATAAGAACATACTCGTTAGGCATCCAAAAGAGAACTCTAAC